ACGATGCGCCGGCTGCCGGCACACCGCGCCGCAAGGCCCCACCACAGGGTCAGACGCGCGAACATGCGCCAACTTCCACCCGTAAAGAAATCTACGTGACACCCGAACGTAAGCAGGCTATGATCGAGGCGGGCATATGGGACGACGTTTCACGTCGCAACCAAATGCTCAAGGCGTATCAGGCCTACGACAAAAACGGTTCGGCAAACTAAAGGAGTATGCCAACATGAATGATGATCGTATGGACGACCGCCTCAAGAAGGAACAGGGTGTCGCTCGACGCGCCCGCGCAATGGATGACCGGCAGGTCACCGAAAACCGCGCGGTAACCGACGATGAGCGTCTCGAGATGTTCCGCATGCAAATGCACAACGACGCACTGCCTGATTTGCCACCAATCCCCGGCTATCATGTGTGCTGGCTAACGACCACCAACCCGCGCGATCCCATCCAGCGGCGTACACAACTCGGATACGAGCCAGTGCGCCCCGAAGATGCTCCCGGGCTGGAGTTCGCGACACAAAAGACCGGCGAATGGGTCGGTTTCATTGCGGTCAACGAGATGCTCGCGTTTAAGCTGCCCGAGAGCCTGTATCAGGCTTTCATGAAGGAAGCTCACTACGACGCTCCGTTGCGCGAAGAAAACAAGCTCGCCGAAACCGCTGAGATTATGCGGGAACAGGCCGAGCGGTCGGGCAGTCGGCTCTCCGTGGGTGATGGTCTCGAGGACATGCGTTTCAACGCGCCGCAGTTGGGTGATTTCAGCTAAGGCGTTTCGCAACTCTCATCAAGGACTTAGGATATGCCAAGTATCGCATCGCCGAACGGCCTAGTCCCAGTGAACCATCCGTCGGGCGTCATCCGCCCGTTCGCGATGACCATTGTGACCGGCTACACGTCGAACATCTTCCAGAACCAGCCCGTCAAGATCGGCACCACGTCGACCTATGAGGGCACCATCGTAGTCGCCGCCGCCGGCGACGCTGAAGGTTTCATCGGCACCTTTCAGGGCGTCGAGTTCACCGACAGCGACGGCCGTCGCCGCGTCTCGAACAAGTGGACGGCCTCGGCCGCAGCCACTGACATCGTGGCGTACGTCACACTCGACAGCACGATCACCTACCAGATCCAGAGCAACGCTGCTCTGGTGGTCGCTGACATCGGCAAGCAGTATGACTACTCGGCAGCCGCCGGCAACACGACCACTGGCCTCTCGAGCCAGTCGCTGAACGTCGCTTCTGTCGTCACTGACAGCGGCACCGCACAGCTCCGCCTGATCGGCATCGTCGCCGGTCCCGACAACAATTGGGGTGACACCTATGTCAACGCTCTCGTGCAGATCGTTGAACATCAGAACGTCGCCGTCAAGAACGCTTACTAGGAGGGCTTGAACCATGGCTATGCCAATGCGGAGTACTGACTTCCGCTCCATCGTTGAGCCTATTCTTAATGAAGAGTTCAACGGCATCTATGACCAGCGTGCAGACGAATGGTCGCAAGTCTTCAAAGAGTTCAAGGGTATTCCCCGGAACTACCATGAAGAGCCAGTCCTGTACGGCTTCGGCGCCGCACCGGAACTGCCGGACGGCATGCCCGTCACCTACCAGTCGGGCGGCGTGCTGTTCATTCAGCGTTACGTCTACAAGGTCTACGGTCTTGCATTCGCGCTGACCAAGGTCCTCGTCGAAGATGGTGACCACATTCGCATCGGTCAGACCTACGCGCGTCACCTCGCGCAGTCGCTGATCGAAACCAAGGAAACCCTTGGCGCGAACGTCCTCAACCGCTCGTTCACCGCCGCCTATCCGGGTGGTGACGGCGTTGAGCTGGTGGCCACGAACCACCCAATCGCCAACGGCACCTTCTCGAACAAGCTCTCGACGGCCGCAAACCTGTCGCAGACCTCGCTTGAGCAGTTGCTGGTGCAGATCCGCAACGCCGTCGACAACAACGGCAAGCGCATCCGCTTGACGCCGAAGAAGTTGGTCGTTGGACCGAGCAACGTGTTTCAGGCCGAGGTTCTCCTCAAGTCTGTTCTGCGTGCCGGCACCGCGAACAATGATATTAATCCAGTCAAATCAATGGGTTTGCTGGATGGCGGTCAGGCTAACCTCTCGCGTATCACCTCGACCACCGCTTGGTGGGTACAGACTGATGCGCCCGAGGGTCTCAAGCTCGCGATGCGTCGCGGCCTCGAGAAGAGCATGGAAGGCGACTTCGAGACCGACAGCATGCGCTATAAGGCAACCGAACGCTACGCATTTGGTTGGACGGACCCGCGCGGCGTCTACGGCACACCCGGTATCTAATAAGTGTTTGAAATATAACATTTTTTAGGTTCTTGCAAAAGCCCCCTTCCGGTACTAGGTAACAAGCCTAGTCCGGAAGGGGATTTTTTGTGCGCAAACAACACGACACTTGCACTTACGAGAACTGCGGAAGGCCCCACAAAGCGCGGGGGTATTGCCAGACGCATTACACGCAGCTCAAGCGCAACATATTGCCCGTCGGCCCAATCAAAACCCGAGTAAGTGTCAAGCCCGATGAGTGCGTTGAAGACGGTTGCCACGATCCGGTGAAGGCCAAGGGTCTGTGTAAGATGCACTATCAGCGCACGTTGCGGCACGGGCACACGCGCTATACGGATCGGAAGAAGGCGCCCCGCGATTGCATGATCGGCAGTTGCGACAGCCACGTGTACGCCAGAGACCTGTGCCACGCGCATTACCTCAAGCAGCGAAAGTGGCAGTCATTTGGTGTGGACGCCGGTCGGTACCAAGAGATGTTGGCTGAACAGAATGGCGTGTGCGCCATTTGCTCGCAACCGGAAAAGCACTCTGATAGCCAATCTGGGAAGCTGAAAGACTTGGCCGTCGATCACGACCACAAGACGGGCGTTGTCCGCGCGCTTCTGTGCTCGGCCTGCAACACCGCGCTGGGCCTGTTCAACGACGACACGGCGCTTCTCGACGCCGCAAAAGCGTACCTTCAGCAGCATCTAGCCACCGCACCGCAGACGTGATAAAGCTGCCGTCGCTATAGCAGCACCTCTTCGCGAAGGAACACACAAATGTCTCAGACTACATGGAGCGGGCCACTTGCCTCCGGCGATCGCCCGGCTGGCTACTCGGGTGGCCCCAATCTCGGCTTCGTCGTACTCAGTCAGACGATGCTGATCAGCCGCGACGCCACGCTCGTGCAGAGCGCCACGGTCAACCTGCCGTACAACTCGCAGATCATCAACATCCTTTGCGATGTGCTGACGCAGTACGACAGCGCGACTTCGGCCACGGTGTCTGTCGGCACCACCGCCGGCGGCACGACCTACGCCAGCGGCGTCAACGCCAAGACCGGCGTACGCGTGACCCCGACCTTCACTGCGGCGCAGCTCGCAGCGATGGCCAGCACGGGTTCGACTGGCCCGGTTGTGGCGACCGTCACCTCTGTCGGGCAGCCTGCTGTCGGTCAGGTGCGGGTCACCGTTACCTACGTCCAGACGGCATCGTCAACGGACTGATGACTATCCGCGCAAGCGGTGGTATACGAAGGGGGCCGGCTTAGCGGTCGGCCCCTAATTCTCAAGGACCTCATCCATGCGGCCTATTCAGAAGACACTGTCGTTTCAGGCGGCGAGCGCCACTGGGGTGACCACTGCGCAGACGCCAGTCAACGGCGTCAACCTGACCATCAACGGCACCTTTGCCTCCGGCGGTGTCGCGACATTCTACGGCGCGACCATCGTCGCCCTCACCAGCACGTCGAACCTGTCGACCGTGGTGTTCACCGTGAACGGCACCGACGCCTCGGGCGTCACGATTTACGAGAACGTGACCGGGCCGAACAACACGACCGTGAACACGACCAAGCTATTCCAGACTGTCACCTCCGTGGCTGTCGCCACCGTCACTGTCTTCACGACTGAGACGGTTTCCGTGGGCAACCCCAACAGCTCGTCCTATGGGACCGGAGCGTGGTGGCCCCTCGACATCTATGTGCCCAATCAGGTGACCAACATCTCCTGCAACGAGTTGGCCGGTGCCGTGACGTACTCGGTCGAGTACACGAACGAGGATCCGTTCGACACCACGATCACGCAGCTCGCCGTGGCACACCCCGTGGCCGCGTTGACCGGCGCCACAACCAGCCAGACGCATTTCACCACGACCCTCATGAGGGCCGTGCGAGTGGTCACCAGCGGCAGCGGCACTCTCCGCGTCACCGTTGTCCAGCAGTCCACCGCGTAAAGGCACCCACCGTGGCGAACTTTGAGGCGAAGCGAGCGAGAGACCGTCAGCAGATCGACGACGCCCTCGGCGTGTCGCAGCGCCTCAAGCCCCCCGGCCCGGTGCCCAACCAGCAGCAGCCGGCTGTGCGCGGTCAGGCTGGCCTCATGGCGCAGCAGATGCCCGCAGGTGCGCCGAACCCCGGCGCACCCTTCGGCGCGCCTCCCATGGGCGCCCAGCAGCCCATGGGAGGCCGCTTCGCAGGTATGCAGGCTGGCGTGCAGGGCCAAGCTGGCCCGGTCAGCCTCGGCGTGCAGGGTCAACTCGGACCCGGTGGCGGTTTTCAGGGTGTCAGCGGCGGCGCGGGCATGCCCGTAGCCGGTGGCAACGTCGGCGTGAACGCCGCCCTCGACAATGAGATGAAGCTGCGGATGCTTCAGGCGCGCTATCAGCGTGGCCCGGTGTCCGTGTCCGGCGGCTATGAACCCGGCGCTGGTTTCGGTGGCGAGATGCGCTACGAGGACGGCCCGGTGTCCGTGTCCGGCGGCTACGACCCGGCGCGCGGCGCCAACGTCAGCCTCGGCGTCCGCCGGCAGTTCAAGGAGGGTGGCCTCGCCACCGCCGGCGCGTGGACGCGCAAGGAGGGCCAGAACCCCGAGGGTGGCCTCAACGCGAAGGGCCGCGCGTCGCTGAAGGCGCAGGGGCAGGACATCAAGCCACCCGTCAGCGCCAAGCAGGCCAAGAAGTCGCCGAAAGCCGCCGCACGGCGCAGCTCGTTCTGCGCACGTATGGGTGGCATGGAGGGGCCGATGAAGGACGAGAAGGGCCGCCCGACGCGCAAGGCGCTGGCTCTGCGCAAGTGGGACTGCTGACATGAGTGACTTTGCCGTCAAGCCCATATGGGACAAGAAGCGCCCGAAAGACCTCGGCGAGCCGGAGAGCCTCTCCGTCAAGCGAAAAGCTGCAGCGAAACGTCGGGCGAAGGCTGCAGGTCGCCCATATCCAAATCTCGTCGACAACTTGGCTGCGGCCCGCAAGAAAGGTAAGTGACATGGACGGTTTCAAAAACACGACGCGCATGACGAACATGGACGGCGGCTCCTGCTACGCCAAGGGCGGCAGCGTCAAGGGCGCCGCCAAGGTCGGTAAAGTGATGGGCGAGTTCAAGGCCGGCAAGCTGCACAGCGGCAGCAAGAGCGGCCCGACGGTGACCAACCCGAAGCAGGCCACGGCCATCGCCATGAGCGAGGCCCGCAAGGCCGGCGCCCCGATGAAGAAGGCCGGCGGCGGCCGCGTCAACCGCATGCCACCCATCGGCGACAGCGTGGCCAGCGGCAACCGCATGTCCGAGATGGAAGCCAAAGAGATGCGCGAGATGATGCGCCGCGCCCCGGGCGCAGGTGCCATGTCCGAGCGCGAGATGCGTCAGGTGAAGAAGCGCGTGCCAGTGGCCCCGCGTCTGCCGCTGATCGGTGCCAGTGTGGACAGCGGCAACCGCATGTCGCTCATGGACGCCGCTGACCGTGCCGCCGTGCTGCGCACGACCCCGCGCGCCAAGGGCGGCGCGATGGCGAAGAAGGGCGGTGGCCTTGCCGCTATGCCAAAGGGTGGCAAGAGCTGCTGACCCGCGAGGGGGTCGAGGTTGCAGCCTCGGTCCCCGCGTGATACAAGACACCGGCCAGAGATGCCCGCCCCCGGTGGCAGGCTGCTGCTCTAACCACGCAGGCGGGATCTGATGGCATTCTCCTACACCGTATCGCAGACAGTCTTCAACACCGGGCGCGTTATCGATAACGCATTCCGGCGCTGCCGCATTCCGGCCGCGATGATCACTGCTGAGTACATCGACATCGCCAAGGATCAGCTATACCTGATCTTCGGCGAGCTGGCGAACCAAGGCACCCCCCTGTGGTGCATCGAGAAGCAGATTTACCCGCTGTACGACGGCATCGGCGACGTCACGACCGACACCGGCACGGTGGACATCCTGAACAGCAACCTGCGCTGGCTTCAAGAAGTCTCAGGTGCCAATTACGACGGCCCGACGTTCCGCTCGGTGGACTTCTCCAACGCCACCTTCGTGACGACCGTGGGCATCTTCTGGACGGCCGCGTCAGTGCCGATCTCGCTGCAACGCAGCGACGACAGCGTGACGTGGACCACCATCCAGACGGAGACGCCCAGCGCCGTCGCCGGGCAGTGGACGTGGTACGACCTCGACAGCAGCGTCGCGACGCAGTATTTTCGCGTGCTGGCCACCAGCGGCACGCTGAACTTCAGCCAGATTTACCTCGGCAACACGCCCACGGAAATCCCGCTCGCGCGCATCAACCGCGACGACTACACGAACCTGCCGAACAAGAGTTTCCAGTCCAACCGGCCGCTGCAATACTGGTTCGACCGTCAGGTCAACCAGCCGGTCATGCACCTGTGGCCGGTGCCGAACTTGCAGGCGTCGACGTATCAGATCGTCTTGTGGCGCCAGCGTTACATCATGGACGTCGGCACGATGACGCAGGAAGTCGAAATCCCGCAGCGTTGGTATGAGGCCATCGTCGCCCTGCTCGCGACCCGGCTGGCCCTTGAGGTTCTCGAGGTTGACCCGCAGCTCGTGCCGACGCTGAACGCGCTGGCCGACAAGGCGCTGATGATTGCGCAGATGGAAGAGCGCGACAACTCGCCGATGATGATCCAGCCGAACATCGGGCCGTACACGCGCTGATGCCAAATGAGGGCTTCCTCGACACGCGCGGCAAGCAGTGGCTGGCGATCGGCATCTGCGACCGCTGCAAGCGCAAGTTCCCGCTTGAGGAGTTGTGGTCTGACCGCAACAACCCGGGGCTGAAGGTGTGCGCCGGCGACCTTGATGACTTCGACCCGTGGCGCCTCCCGGCCAACGTCGAAGACAACATCGTCCTGCGCCACCCGCGCCCTGACGTGCCGTTGTCCTGATGGCGCTGTTCCTCAACACGCGCGGCAATAGCACGCTCGGCATCGGGATATGCTCCCGCTGCTCGATCAAGATGCCGTTGCATAAACTGAACCCGGATCCGAACTCTCCGGGCCTGCGCGTGTGCGACAAGGACATGGATCAGTTTGACCCGTATCGCCTCGGGCCTCCGCCGACGGACAACATCGTGCTGCCGTTCACGCGGCCAGATACTCCTATCCCAACCAACCCGTCTGGTGCTATATCGCAGGACGGCAACCTCTTCCTGATCACCGAGGACAGCGACGACTTCCTCACTTTTTCCGAGGGTAATGGCGCGTGAGCAATGTCCCCACAAACCTGATCCCCACGCGGATCACGCAGTTGCCAGAGTATGTCGGCACCAGCACGCTGGGCTACATGCCGTACGTCATCGACGGACGCACGTTCAAGGTGCAGTTCACCAACATTGCGGCCGTCGGCGCGGTGCCTTCCACGCGCGTCATTGCCACTGGCGACGGCCTCGAAGGTGGCGGCGACCTGAGCCAAGACCGCACGCTGTCGATCATCCCGCACGGCGTCGGCTACTCGCAACTGGACTTCACCGGCGCGATTGCCGGCACTTACGGCAGCGCGGACACGATCCCCGCCGTCACCATCGACGCCACGGGCCGCGTCTTGTCCATCGTCGACACGCCCGTCGTGCTGGCCAACTACGTGCCGACCAGCCGCACGGTGGCGGCCGGCGCCGGCCTCACTGGCGGCGGGCAACTCAACAACGACATCACGCTCGCACTCGACCCGTCGAATGCGACGCCACAACCCTTGGGTGCTGCCTCTGCCGGGATCGGTTTGCTGGCTGCGCGGGAAGATCACGTCCACCCGGCGGTGGACTTGACCGATACCACGGAAACCCAAGGCGTGCTCCCCTTGGGCCGTGGCGGCACCGGCGACGCTATCTCCCCCGTCGTCGGTGCCGTTATCTACGCCGACAACGACAGCCTGAACCAGACTGTCGCGGGCAACGCCGGGCAGTTGCTCACCTCGGCCGGCGGCGCAGGCGCACCGTTCTGGCAGACCCTCGTCGCGGGTTCCGGCATCGTCATTTCGCAGGGCAGCGGCACGATCACCATCGACGCCTCTGGCGGCGGCACGGGAACCGTGACCAGCGTCAGCGGCACCGGCACGGTCAACGGCATCTCGCTCACCGGCACTGTGACGACGAGCGGCAGCCTGACGCTCGGCGGCACGCTCTCTGGCGTTGACCTCACGACACAGGTCACGGGCACGCTGCCAGTCGCCAATGGCGGCACCGGCCAGACAACGTACACCGACGGGCAACTGCTGATCGGCAGCAGCACGGGCAACACGCTGGCCAAGGCGACGCTCACTGCCGGTTCGGGCATTACGATCACCAACGGCCCCGGCAGCATCACCATTGACGCCACCGGCGGCGGCACGGGCACCGTGACCAGCGTCGGCCTGTCGGGTGGCACCACGGGCCTCACGGCCACGTCCAGCACGACCAACCCCATCACCAGCAGCGGCACGTTCACGCTCGGCGGCACGCTGGCCATCGCCAACGGCGGCACCAATGGCTCGGCTGTCCCGACGGCGGGCGGCGTGGCTTACGGCACAGGCACAGCCTACGCGGTCAACGCCGCTGGGCCGGCTGGTTACGTCCTGACGTCGGGCGGCACGGCTCCGCCGGTGTGGACGCCCGTGGCGTCGCTGGCGGTCGGCACTGAGGCATACTGGGGTTCGTTCTGGGACACCACGACGCAGACAGCGGCCACGGCCAACACCGCGTACGCGCTCACGCTGAACAGCGCCGACGTAGAAAACAACGGCGTGACTATCGTCACTGGCTCGCGCGTCACGTTCATCCACGCGGGCGTCTACAGCCTGACATTTTCCGCGCAGCTTGCGAACACGGACAACTCAAACACCGCGCACATCGCAAATATCTGGATACGCAAGAACGGTGTGGATGTACCTGCATCGGACAGCAAATTCACGGTGCCGGGCAAGTTTGGAACTTTGCAGGGCGCGGTGATCGGCACCGTGAACTTCGTGCTGCCTCTCGCTGCAAGTGACTACATTGAGCTTATCTGGTCGACGAATGATACGTCACTGGCCGTGGCATCTTTCCCCGCAGGCACGACGCCCGTCAGCCCGGTTGTGCCGAGCATCATCTTCACTGCCGTGGCTGCGGCTCCGGTGGGCCTCGGCTATGCCGGCGTCGAGAGTTTAACTTCGCTGACGGTCGGCACCGGGTCGAGGACATTCACGGTCAACACGAACGCCACCGACACGGCCTTCATCGTCGGCAATCGCGTGCGGCTGGTCAACAGCTCCGTGAATTACATGGATGGCGTGATCACCGCGTACAGCGGCACGAGCATGACCGTCCTCGTCGATGGCACGGCGGGTTCCGGCACCTACACGGCGTGGTTCGTCACCCTCACGGGCAGTGTGGGCGGCGTGACGTCGTTCTCCGGCAACTCGACCGGCTTGACGCCATCGACGCCGACGGCGGGCGACATTGCCCTCGCCGGCACCCTCAACGTGGCCAACGGCGGCACCGGGCAAACCACGTACACCGACGGGCAACTGCTGATTGGCAACAGCACGGGCAACACGCTGGCCAAGGCCACGCTGTCGGCCGGCACGAACGTCAGCATCACCAACGGCGCCGGCGCGATCACGATCAACGCAACGGACCAGTTCGTGGGCACCGTCACGTCGGTCGGCGGCACCGGCACGGTCAACGGCATCACGCTGACCGGCACAGTGACCAGCAGCGGCTCGTTGACGCTCGGCGGTACACTCAGCGGCGTCTCGTTGACGACACAGGTGTCTGGCACCCTGCCCGTGGCCAACGGTGGCACAGGCGTCACGACATCGACGGGCACGGGTTCCGTTGTGCTGTCGAACACGCCAACCCTCGTCACGCCGATCCTCGGTGCAGCCACCGCAACCAGCATCGCGCTGCCAAATAGCATTTCGTTGACTAACCCATCTGCCGAAACCCTTCTCATAAACGCTGCTGCCGCGACGGCCACAATGCGGTTCCGAGTGGCTGGTGATGACAGAATTACGATCACCGCCGCAGGCGACGTTGGGATCGGGACGAGTGCGCCAGCGGGCAGACTGGAGGTGTCAGGGGGCGACCTTGGCCTTCGCGGCGGCAAACTCTTTATTGGCCCAACAGTTGGCGGCAACGGAGCCTGCGCAATTCGTGGTACGCTCAGTGGTGTGCTTGGGTCCATGATTTTTCAGACCGAGAACTCGTCTGCCGTTTTGACAGATGTAATGACCCTAGACAGCAGCGGTAACCTCGGGATCGGGACGAGTGCGCCAGCGTATCGGTTGGATGTTAAACCAGCCGCCTTTGCCGCTGGCACGGCGTTAGCCCCGGCGATAAACATTACGACCGCAAACAGCGCCGGTTCCGGCAATACGTCTCAGGGCGCGCTAACTTGGCAGACGCCGGGCGGCACCAGAGTTGCGTCGATCAACCCGTCCTTTGACGACCCAAGCGCCACGTTCCGCACGTCGATGGCTTTTTCTACAAGCGACTTGGGCGGAACCAACACCGAGCGTATGCGCATCACCAGCGACGGAAACGTCGGGATCAACAACACGCCATCAGGAACTTACAAACTAGAAGTCACAGGCGCGGCGTATGCCTCGTCAATGGTTCTCGGGGCTGCGCTGCCTGTCGCCAGCGGTGGCACAGGCGTTACGACATCCACCGGCACCGGCAGCACAGTGCTATCGACGGCCCCCGCACTGTCGGGCGCGACGCTGAACGATGGATACACGGAGGAGGTGTTTGCCGTCACAGGCACGACCCCTGCGCTGTCACCGACGAATGGCTCCATCCAGACTTGGACGCTCACCGCGTCATCGACGCCGACTGCTGGGACATGGGCCGACGGGCAGTCTATGACGCTCATGATTAACGATGGCACAGCGTACACCGTAACGTGGACATCGCTTGCGGTGACATGGAAAACAGACGGTGGGGTCGCGCCGACGCTGAACTTGACGGGCTTCACGGTCATCCAGCTTTGGAAAGTCGGTTCGGTGATCTACGGCGCTCGGGTGGGTAACGCCTGATGCTGGCTGATAAACTTCGCGCTGCGGCGGCGGTTCCGGCTGCGGGAGGTGGGCAAGAGTATATTGCTGTAGCGCACTCGACTTCACCATACATCACCACTTACCCATGGAGCGGCAGCGGCTTTGGCAGCAAGTTTGCCAATCCAGCAGCGTATCCGGGATTTACCGCAACGGGCGTTGCGTTTACAGCGACAGGTAGCGCCATTGCAGTTTCAGATATTTCAACGCCATACGTTATCGCCTACCCGTGGAGCGGCTCTGGCTTCGGAACCAAATTTGCCAATCCGGCGACGTTGCCGACCGGCGTTGGCCGTGGCGTAGCGTTTTCACCTTCAGGCGATGCAATAGCGGTGTCACACGACACTAGCCCGTGGATAACCGCCTACCCGTGGAGCGGCTCTGGCTTCGGAACCAAATTTGCCAATCCGGCGACGTTGCCGCCTAACGCATCAGGCGGTGGTGTAGCGTTCTCACCCTCTGGCAATGCTGTCGTTTCAACATCCGCTGGTCCGCCATACGTCTCTGCATACCCATGGAGCGGCAGTGGTTTTGGAACCAAATTTGCCAACCCGGCGACGTTGCCAACTGGCTCTGGCCGTGGCGTAGCGTTTTCACCTTCTGGCGCTGCAATTGCTGTGGTGCACTTTACGACACCATTTATCACTGCCTACCCGTGGAGCGGCAGTGGTTTTGGAACCAAATTTGCCAACCCAGCAACCTTGCTTACAGGCTATAGTAGCGGCGTGGCCTTCTCGCCTTCTGGCAATGCAATTGCTGCGGCGCACGGCACGACGCCATTCGTCTCGGCGTACCCGTGGTCAGGCAGCGGCTTTGGCACCAAGTTTGCTAATCCGGCGACGCTGCCGACCGACACCGGCAACGGCATAGCTTTTTCGCCTTCTGGCAATGCAATTGCAGTAGCACACACCACTACACCATTTATCACTGCCTACCCATGGAGCGGCAGCGGTTTCGGCACAAAGTTTGCCAATCCGGCGACGCTGCCAGTAGAAACAGGACGCGGCGTAGCTTTTGGAGCAACACCATGAACATCCTCGAAACTGAACGCCAGACCATGCTCGTCGATGCGGCTGCACACCGCGAGCGCGAGGTCATGCACCACCAAATCAACATCGACAATTACCGGCTGGCGCTGGCCGAGATTGCCAAGAACCACGCGAACGATGCTGACCTTGCGGAGTTTGCCGTGCGGCTTGAGGAGTTGCTGTCGTCCAGCATCCGCGAGCAGGCCAAGGAGCGCATCATGCTGACCGTCATGCGCCAGCAACTCGGAGGCTGACATGTTGTACGTCAAAGTAAACCCGGACGGCGGTGCGATTATGTACTCGCCCACCGACCTGCGCATCGCCAACCCAGACACCAGCTTCCCGGCGGTGTTGACGGACGAGTGTCTCGCTGAGTGGGATGTGTACCCGTGCCAAGCCACGACGCCGCCGCCTGTTGATTACACGCAGAACCTGACGATGGGCGAGCCGGTTCTCATCGACGGTGTTTGGACACAGACATGGATCGTGACCCCGGCCAGTCCTGACGAGATTGCCGAACGCGAGGCAGATATGCGCCAAGCAAACAAGGCGCAGGCGTCTACGCTCCTCACCGAGACGGACTACACCGATCTACCGAACACCGCCGACAAGATCGTCAATTTGGGAGCCATTCTGGCGTACCGTGAAGTGCTCCGCATTATCGCGATAAACCCACCGCTGACCGTCGAGCAGTGGCCCGTCAAACCTAAGACACAGTGGAGATCAGGCCAGTGACTAAGAAGACTGAGCGTCCCACTACCCGCATCGCGCAACCCGAGGGGATATAAGCATGACCATCGCGAACACATGGGCCGTCGTTCAGATGAACGCCTACCCGGAATACGCGGGCGAACCCGACGTCGTCTTCACGGTCCACTGGACCCTGACCGCCACTGACGGCACTTATGCGGGGTCGGTCTACGGTTCCATCGGCGTCTCGCTGGCCGAGGGCAGCGCGTTCACGCCTTACGCCGACCTCGCCGAGGAGCAGGTCGTCGGTTGGGTGCAGAACGCCATGGGCGAGGAGCAGGTCGCAACCTACGAGGCCAACGTGGCCGGGCAAATCGAGGGCCAGCTTAACCCTACCGTCGTCACGCCTCCTCTCCCTTGGGGTGTGTGATGATTGAGCAGCTTATCAGCCGGGTGTTCTACGCCCGCAATGTCGCGCACTTCGCGCACTGGCGCGCCAAGGGCGACGGCAGCTTCGCCAAGCACATGGCGCTGGGTGAGTTCTACGACGGCGTCATCGACGCGCTGGACCCCCTCGTCGAGGCGTATCAGGGTGCCTTCGATCTGATCGGCAACATCCCCTCGCCGGCGGCGCAGATCTCCGACCCCCTCAAGCTGCTTCAGGCCGACGCGGCGTGGATCGAGGAGAACCACGAGGGCATCTGCGGCGGCAATCGCGCCGTGGCCAACCTCATCGACACGCTGGCGGCTGTGTACCTGTCGGCGATCTACAAACTCCGCAACCTGAAATAACGGATACAGACATGGCCGAGATTGATGAGACGAAGGCGCGTCTGCAGACACACGAAGAGGTCTGCGCCCTGCGCTATGAGGGGCTGTGCGCCCGGCTGAAGCGGCTGGAGGCCGTCAGTCTGGGCGTCGCGGGTTTCATCATCGCCTTACTGCTGGCCATTGTCCTGAAGCTGAACTGATGGCCAACCAGAACACCGATCTCACGGCCGTCGACGCCGAGCGGATCGCTGTGTGGGAGGCGTGTGGCCGCAACCAGACCGTTGCCGCCAACAAACTTGGCTGCTCTCGCGACGCCATCGTGAAAGCCATTCGCCGCACCTTTGGGCCGGAGGGCGCGCCTGCCAATTTCGCGCACCAAGAGACGGTGGTGGAGCCTCTGCCGCCATCCGACTTGCCATTCGACGAGCGGCTGGCGACCATGAAGGTGCGCAACAATCTGCGCATCAATCACGCCCGCGCGGCGGCTTGGCAGACTGTGCGAGTGCCGATCTCCGGGCCATACGGCATCTGCTGGTTTGGCGACCCGCACCTTGACGACCCGTTCTGCGACCTCGACAGCGTCGAGCGCCACGCGCGCATCTGCGCCAACACCGAGGGCATGTACGGCGCGAATGGCGGCGACAGCATCAACAACTGGGTCGGCAAACTGGAGCGGCTGTATGGCGAACAGTCGGCCACGGTGTCCGAGGGCTGGGAACTTGTCGAGTGGCTGCTGAAAGATCTCGGCGTCCGGTGGCTGATCTGGCTGCTTGGCAACCACGACACGTGGAACACAGGCAAGCGCATCTTTGACGGGCTGAACGCCAACCGCATCCTCATGCGCGACTGGGACGCAAAACTCAAACTGGTGTCGCCAGACGGTGCGGATGCTACGGTATGGGCGCGTCACAACTTCAAGGGTTCGTCAATCTACAACGAGTTGCACGGCCTCAAGCGCGCGGCCATGATGGATGAACACGCCGACATCTACGCGGCGTTCCACATCCACACGTTCGCCACCGGCAACATCGAGTTGCCCGGCGGGCGTCGGGCTTGTCTGGTGCGGGCGCGCGGCTACAAGGACGCCGACGATTACGCCCTCAAGGGGCAGTTTACAGAACAACGTGATGGGCAGTCTGTCGTGACAATCGTGACACCTCGCGCCGGCCAGCGTCCGCTGGTGCAGGCGTTTGACAACGTCGAGATGGCGGCTGACTTCCTCACGTTCCTCCGGCAAAAGGAATAGCGCATGGCCACCCTTACACCCCGTCTCGGAGAACCGCTCTGGCTGACCCACGCGCGCAGCCTTGAGGGGTTGCGGGAGGTTCCCGGCCCGAAACACAATCCCCGCATCTTGCAGTGGCTGGCCAAGCTCGGCGCGTGGTGGAGCGACGACGAGACGCCGTGGTGTGGCACCTTCGTCGCGCACTGCGTGGACGCGGTGGGCATAAAGCCCGCCAAGGCTTGGTTCCGCGCCAAGGCGTGGCACGATTGGGGCCAGCGGGTGCCGCCTCAAGTCGGCGCGATAGTCGTCTTCGCGAGGGCTGGCGGCGGTCACGTTGGCTTCATTGTCGGCGAGACGGCCACACACTACGCGGTGCTGGGCGGCAATCAGGGCAACATGGTCAACGTCACCAACATCCAGAAGAACCGCATGATCGCGTGCCGCTGGCCTTCCGGCCAGCCGTTTGCCGCCACGCCGCGCCTGCCGAAGGTGGCGGCGGTCGCGGGCAACGGGAATGAGGCGTGATGCTCACCCGCCTCATGCGGGCGCAGGAGATCGCCCTGTGCCTGATCCGCAAGTGGTGGCGCCCGCTGACGTGCGTCGGCATCGCCGGCTCGATGATCGTCCACGGCGTCGTGCTGCCGCTCATGACGCGCGCACACCCCGACTTGACTGGCCTTGCGGCACTGGTCACCGCCTGCGCGGCGGCATTTGCCGTCCGTGAGTGGGGCAAGATGAAAGGTATCGAATGAACCCGCTGGCCGTCTATGTTTTGGCTGCCGCCGCGCTGGCCAGCTTTGCCGCTGGCTGGACTGCGCGCGACTGGAAGTCCGACGCGGACGCCCTCGCGGTGGCGCAGCGGGCGGAGAAGGTGCTACAGCGCGAGCAAGCCAAGGCAGACAGCATGGCGGAGGAGTACGAGCGGGCGCGGGCCAAGATTGAGCCGTCGCGCGTCGAGGTGCGAAGCAACATCCGGGAGATTTACCGCAATGTCGAAGTTCCTGCTGAGTGCGCTGCTGGTGACGCTGTTGTCGGCTTGCTCGACGCGACCCGTCGCGACGCCAACAGTGCGGCTTCAGGCCAACCTCGCGGCGAATTGCCCGCCGGTGCCGGCACCCCCAAGCCCGCTGATCGACCCGCTCCGCGTCGAGTGGGAGGCTGAGATACTGCTGATGTACGGCGACTGCGCCGCGCGGCACCGGCTGACGGTGGAAGCGTGGCCGGAGACTGGTAAACTGCCTCAAAAGTGATATAAGGTGCGCCATGGCCACGACGATGACATTCGAGACGCTGAAGGATGATGTCCGACGCTACCTTGAGCGCGGCTCATCGTACGCGGCTGACGCCGTCGTATACGAGCAAATCCCCCGGCTGATCAACCTCGCCGAGCGCCGCATTGCGCGCGAGCTAAAGGTGCAGGGTTTCATCGCCGTCGTGTCCGACACGCTGACGGTCGGCCAGTCCGTGTACGCCAAGCCAGACCGCTGGCGCGACACCATATCGATCAACATCGGCACCGGCGCGTCGCTGGCCAACCGCACCATTCTGTTCGGCCGCGACTACGAGTATTGCCGCACGTACTGGCCGAACGAGAGCCAGACGGACACGCCGCGCTTCTACGCCGACTACAATTACGACAACTGGCTGCTGGCGCCCACGCCGGCGCAGGCGAACCCCATCGAGATCATGTATTACGAGTTGCCGCCACTGCTCGACGACACCATCCAGACAAACTGGCTGACGGAGTATGCGCCGCAGCTTATCCTGTACGGCACCCTGCTTGAGGCCACGCCGTTCCTGAAGAATGACGAGCGCATCGGCACGTGGCAGCAGTTCTACGACCGCGCTGCCGCGATGCTCAACGGTGAAGATTTGGCGAAAATCTTCGACCGCGCAGCAGTGCGCAAGGAGGCATAAGTGAGCTACACATCCGTTTTCGGTGGCACTACGATTTTTCCCTCGGACGTGTCCTACCTCTCGATCGCGCTCACGGTCGACACGCCCCTCGAGTGGCCGCTGGAGAGTTCCGGCAACCTCGACCCGGCGGCGCGCATCATCGACGTGACACCGGACGCCAGCGGCCGCAGCATCGTGATGCCGGACGCCACGCTCACGGGCGCCGGGCAGACAATCCTGTTCAACAACATCGACGCCACCTTCAGCTTCTTCGTCAAAGATTTCGCCGGCAACACCCTCGCCACCGTGACACCCGGGACGCAGTGGCAGGTCTACCTTGCCGCCACCACGACAGCCGCCGGCACTTGGCGTGTGTTCCAGTACGGTGCCTCCACGGCCACGGTACAGCCGTCTGCGCTGGCCGGCTATGGCCTGACAGTCACCGGCTCGACACTGTCACAGTCGCTGCCCGTCACCACCCTCTCGACCACGGGCGTCACGGTGTCTGTCGCCAATCGCGCCTCCGCCTTCGTGTGGACGGGCACTGGCGCGGGTACGCTCAACCTGCTCACGGCCGCCGCAGCCGGCAACAACTTCTTCATCTTCGTGCGCAACGAGGGTGGCGGCGACATGACCGTCGAGCCTGCCGGCACGGAGACGATCAACAGCGACGCCAATTTGATGCTGCGCCCGGGCGACAGCGCCACGCTCATCACGGACGGCACGACGTGGTACACCATCGGCCTCGGTCGTCAGGCCGTCTTCGCCTTCGACTACACGTCGATCAGCGTCACCGGCGGCAACTACACGCTGGCCGGCGCCGAGCTGAACCGCATTGCGTACAAGTTCGTCGGCCTGCTGACGAGCGATGTGTACATCATCGTGCCGCCGACCGTGCAGCAGTATTGGATTAACAACGCCACGACGGGCGCATTCAGCCTGTTCGTCCGCACCAGCGGCAACACGCCGAAACTCGTCGGGCAGGGTGCCAAGGGCATCTACTACTGCGACGGCACGAACATCATCCTCGGCTCAGATCCCACGACGCTCACCACGCCAATCGTCATCAGCGACGGCGGCACGGGCGCGACAACGGCGTCTGCCGCGCGCCTCAACCTCGGCATTACGCTGTTCGCAGATCCCATTGTCACGGCCACCTCGGGCGCGTCTGTCCGCACGACCATCGGCGCGGCGGCGTCTGGTGCCAACACCGACATCACCAGCCTCGCCGCCGGGCTTGGCACTGCCGGCGCGCCGTCGTACTCCTTCACGGGTGACCTCAACACTGGGATGTGGTCGCCCGGCGCAGACACCGTAGCGGTAAGCACTGGCGGCACGGAGAGGATGCGTCTCGACAGCGTAGGCAACCTCGGCCTCAATGTCACGCCCGTCGCTGGCTACGGCAACTCCATTCAGCTTAAACAGGCAGGTGCCAGTGCTGTTAGCTCCCTGCTGCAGCAGTCAGTTGGTACGGATAATCAGAACCTAGAACTGCTGAACAATGCCTTGCCGCCAGCAGGAGGGTACACCGCTGGGTACAATTACACGTACACCGGGGCTTCCGCCACCATGTACAGGTCGGAGAGCGGAGCGCATAAGTGGTTCAACGCACCTACCGGCACGGCGGGCGCTGCGGTTACCTTCGCCGAGCGTATGCGCATCGATAGCACCGGCAACGTCGGGATTGGGACGAGTGCGCCAACTGCAAAGCTGAACGTAGCCGGAGATACCATAATCTCTGGTAACGCCGATGCGCGGCAAATTGGCTTCAACTTTTACGGAACGAGCCAGTACAACTTCTACGTCGATGGCGCGACGGATGCCGCCAGAATGACCATCAGAAGCGGCACAACTAGCGTAGCGACCTTCGACAGCAGCGGCAACGTCGGCATCGGCAACACCCCCTCGGGCACCTACAAGCTCGAAGTCACGGGCGCGGCGTACACCTCGTCAATGGTCCTTGGCGCAGCCCTGCCTGTGGCCAGCGGCGGTACGGGCCAGACGACCTATACGAACGGCCAACTGCTGATCGGCAACACCACTGGCAACACGCTGGCTAAGGCAACGCTCACCGCCGGTTCGGGTATCTCCATCACCAACGGTGCGGGTTCGATCACCATCGCCGCCACGGGTGGGGGCGGCACAGTCACTTCGGTCGGCGGCACTGGTACGGTCAACGGCATCACGCTGACCGGCACGGTCACCAGCAGCGGCAACCTCACGCTCGGCGGCACTCTTTCGGGCGTTTCGCTCACCTCGCAGGTATCGGGTACGCTGCCTATCGCCAACGGCGGCACGGGGGCGACCACAGCCGCCAACGCGCGCACGGCGCTGTCGGCCGCCGCGTCCGGCGCGAACACAGATATTACTGCCCTCGACCAAGACGTAACGGTAACCGCGACGGGCACCATCTCTGCCTCGACGATAGGCTATCGCGGCATTCCGCAGAACGCACAGGCGGGCGCATACACGCTCGTTCTTGCCGACGCGGGTAAGCACATCTCGAACACAACTGGCGGTTTCGCCATCCCCGCCAACGGCACCACGGCGTTCCCCATCGGCACGACCATCGTGCTGTACAACAACAGCAGCAGCAGCCAAAACGTCACCATCACCACGGACACACTACGGCTGGCAGGAACGGCGACGACGGGGACACTGGTGCTGGCGCAATATGGTCTCGCCACTTGTGTCAAAGTTAACACGACAGTGTGGGTTGCTTCCGGCGCGGGCCTAAGCTGATGTCGGGTGTCCTTTGCGCACCGACAGGCGGTCGTGTACCCTTGTCGTACTTGGGCAACGCGGTAGTCACTGTTGGCGTCCTTAGCAGCACCAACTATGGGTTTATCAGCAACCAAGGCAGCATTCTTCCGCAGACTTGGGCGGCGTCGGGTCTACCTGTGCGCTCTCTGTACGGCGGCGGGTCAGGGCCGTATTTTATCGTTTTTGAAGTAACTGGTGTCGCGCCGAATAGCGGCTGGACTACGCTGACGATAGGCTCAGACAGCTACCAGAGGGTTGATGCATCCTACTCCGTGGGCACCACCAGCAGATGGCAGTGGTCTTCTCTCCCGAGTAACCCGTTCGGCACTACCGTAGGCGCGACGAGGGACATCACATGGTCGTGACGATCCAGTATCCGGCGAACGTCGCCGAGTGGTACGCCCGAGGCACGGGCCTCCAAGGCGGTGAAGAGGTGTACTTCGAGGTGCCTGCGGTGTTCGACGCCAGCGGCGCGTGTGACGTGCCTGCCACTGACGCAAAGGTACTGCAGTTCCTCGACACCGCGATTTAGGAGCCTGCTGTGGCTGAAAACATCGTCCAGATAAAGTCGCTGCCCGGCATCAAGCGGGACGGCACGAAGTTTGAAGGCGACCAGTATGTCGACGGGCAGTGGGTGCGCTTCCAGCGCGCCCTGCCGCGCAAGATCGGCGGCTACCGCTCGATCAACAAGTTCCTGCGCGGTGTGGTGCGGACGCTGCACGAGTACACGCAGGACAGCCTGACGTACGTCCACGGCGGATCGGCGAACTTGCTGGAGCGTTTCTTCATCGACGGCAGCTTCAACACCAGCGTCATCAGCAACCGGACGCCGACCACGCTGGTCGCGAACGCCAACAACCTGTGGCAGTTCGACGTGGACACGGCCCTCGGCGGTGGCCTGCAACTGGTGGCGCAGGTGGCCCCGAACCTCAACTGCATCTGCAACAGCACCGGCGGCCAGCTCTTCACCGGCGACGAGTTCGGCACGACGCCCCTCGTCGAGGTGACGAGCCTGCCGGCGGTGTACAGCGCCACCGGCGGCATCGTCTCCCTGCACCCGTACACCGTCGCCTTCGGCAATGACGGCTTCGTCATGTGGTCGGTGCCGGGCGATCCCACGGACTACACCGGCTCGGGCGCGGGCAACGCCTTCGTCACGGGGCAGAAGATCGTGCGCGGCATGCCGCTGCGCGGCGGCCCGGGCAACTCGCCCTCGGGCTTGCTGTGGTCGGCAGACAGCCTGATCCGCATGTCCTACATCGGCGGCACCGCCACGTTCCAGTTTGACACCATCAGCGCGCAGTCGTCGATCCTGTCGGCGCAGTCCGTCATCGAGTACGACGGCATCTTCTACTGGATCGGCAGCGACCGCTTCCTGTCGTTCAACGGCGTCGTGCGCGAGGTGCCGAACACGCTGAACCTCAACTTCTTCTTCGACAATCTCAACTTCGCGCAGCGCCAGAAGGTGTTCGCCTACAAGGTGCCGCGCTTCGGTGAGATCTGGTGGTGCTTTCCGAAGGGTGACAGCGTCGAGCCGGATCACGCCGTGATCTACAACATCCGCGAGAATACGTGGTACGACACGCCCCTGCCGAATGGCGGGCGCGGCGCGGGCCTCTTCCCGACAGTGTTCCCCAAGCCGCTGTTGAGTGGCGTCGCGCCGCAGGACGCGCAGGTCACCGCTGCGGCGGTCGCCGTCGCGGGTTCCGGTTACGCCGTCGGAAACGTCCTGACCGTGCTGGGCGGCGACTATTCAATCGTCGCCGAGTTGACCGTAGCCACCGTGAACGGCACCGGCGGCGTCCTGACCGTCAGCGTCTCGAATGCCGGCTCGTACAATGAGACGCCGGCCGACCCCGTCAGCGTGACGGGCGGCGCCGGGACGTTGGCCACTTTTGACCTGACGTTCACCAACCCGTACCAGTTCTGGGTGCATGAGGTCGGGACGGACGAGATAGACGGGCTGGACGTCAACCCGATCTTGTCGTTCTTCGAGACGGCCGACATCTCGATGCCCGTCATGAACCAGACGAGCCGGGCGCTGCAGGTGCTGATGATTGAGCCGGACTTCGTGCAGTCCGGTGACATGACGGTCGAGGTGCGCGGCCGCGCCAATGCCCGCGCGCCGGAGGTCACCGGCGTGGCGAAGACCTTCGTCGAGACGCCGCAGACGCCGCAGGAGCAGGTCGTCTACTTCAAGGAGCAGCGGCGCGAGTTGCGCTTCCGTTTCACGAGCAACTGCGTCGGCGGCAACTATCAAGCCGGTCTCATTCTGGCGCACCTGCAGCCGGGCGACGGGACGACGATCGGATGATCGACCCGCACGGCATGACTTTACGGGACTACGCAGATAGTGTAGTGCTATCCGTCGGCGACGCTTGGTCTTTCGGTAAACTCACCGACGAGAACGAGTGGCAGTCGTGGGCTGCAGGGTTTGTACGCGCGTCACCGTTTACGCAGCGCACCGTGCCAGACCCCTTTGGTTTCACTGATTGGCGGGAGTGGGCGATGCGCGTGTACCCAATGCTGCAGGGGCAGGGCTGATGCGCTACGACGACTTTTCGTACGGTGGCGACATGTACGGCGGCGACACGTACAGCGACGTTGGGCAGTCGCCCTTCGCCGTTGCGCCGACAGCACCCGCGCCGTCTCTCGCCGTCGACCCGTACGCGGCACCGCCGGCGTACAGCCAAGAAGAAATCCAGCGCGCGGCACAGGCTTATGTGGAACAGCAGCAAAAAGCAAACGCGCTCTCCACGCAAAACACCGACGCTCTCAACAGCTACATCGCCCAGCAGGCAGCGAAAGGCATAGAGGTAGCCTCGACAAACGCGACGGGGGGCGGCCCAATGGGCACTTCCGGCGTCTTTGGCTTGCCTGATTTTGGCCCACGTTTCGATCCGGCGAACCCAACCGCCAGCACCGGACAGGTGTTTCGTTTCGATACGGGAAGCCAAGTCGGCGTGCCGGGCGCGTCAGGCGAAATGGAATACAGAAACGCCGCTCCGGTGGTGTTCCAGCCCGGCGAAAAGTACATCCTGACGGACCCGGCGAGCAAAAAGGTCCTTGGCACCGCCACCACCCCGGAGGAGATGGCCAGCCTCGTCGACATGTCGGGCAAACTGCCCTACGGATTTCAGTTGTTTCAGGCCAATGAGCAGGGTGGTTTTACCCCCGGCCAAGAGCTTTTTGGCAAGGACGACCCGCGCGCCACTGGGGTGATGGGGGCGATAGCCAACTACGGCATCCCCCTCGGGATGTCGCTCCTCGCTGGGCCTCTTGGCCCTCTCGCGGCCGCAGCCGCCGCTGCGGGAACCACCGGGGTCACTAAGTTGACTTCGGGTTACACCCCGAAGGACGCGCTCATAGCGGCGGCTATCTCAGGGGCAACTGCTGGCGCGCTTAAAGGTTTCACCGGCCCGACTAACCCGTTGGGTCTTGAGCCATTTGGAACAGCGGCAAAAAACGCCGCCGCTGAAGCTGCTGCCCAAGGGGCCGGCGGCGCCCTCGCTCAAGGGGCTGGCGGCGCTCTCAGCCAAGCGATACCCGGTGAAATCTTGGTCAGCGCGTTGAAGAACGCCGCGCCCAGCCTTGTCTCGCAGGTTGCACCATCTTTGGTGCAGGCCGGCGTGTCCGGTCTCAGCAACGCGCTGCTGCCCTCGCAGCCAGCGACCGTGCCGAGGACGGAGGCTCTTGACCCGGATCTTATCACCGTCACGGGCGTGCGTCCCGACAACATATTGACGAATGTTGGCTCGGTACTGCCTGCCGCGTCGTCACTCGCCGTGCAACCGGCTGCCGCGTCACTTGCCGTGCAGCCGCCGACCACGACCGCTGAGACGGCTCCAGCAGAAGACGAGATTGTCGTCACGAAGGACAAATACGTACCGTCAGGTGTCGCCAGCAACATCCTGACAGGTGTTGGCTCGGTACTCGCGCCGGCTGCCGCGTCACTTGCCGTGCAGCCGCCGACCACGACCGCTGAGACGGCTCCAGCAGAAGACGAGATTGTCGTCACGAAGGACAAATACGTACCGTCAGGTGTCGCCAGCAACATCCTGACAGGTGTTGGCTCGGTACTCGCGCCGGCTGCCGCGTCACTTGCCGTGCAGCCGCCGACCACGACCGCTGAGACGGCTCCAGCAGAAGACGAGATTGTCGTCACGAAGGACAAATACGTACCGTCAGGTGTCGCCAGCAACATCCTGACAG